AACTCGTTGAAGTTACCAGTTAATTTATCTATTAAATCCCCTACAGACAAACCGCTTTGACTTAAATAAGTTAAACCAGTGGTTAGCAAAGAAATAGCTAACAATATACCACCCGACCCCATTAAAGAACTAGCCATAGCCTTAAATGCGCCACTTGTAGAGCCTGTTTCTTGTTTCAGATGCCCAAATGCTTCTGCTGTTGCTGTAATATTGTTTCCAATACCCATAATTCCAAAAGGTGCATCTTGAACAATTCTGGAAAATTGCATTAAAGAATTGCCACCATTAGCAACCTTTGGCGCCATCTTATCAAAACTAACACCAGCATCTTTTACCGTGGTTTTAAGGTCGTTTAGTTTCTTTTTGGTACTTGTTATTTCACCATCTAATGTTTTAGTATCTAAACCTAATTTAATATCTTCTAACTTCTTGTTTGAGAGTTCTTTAAGTTCTTTTTCAACTTTTTTAATCTCTTTGTCTAGTTCCGAAGCATCCGCCCCAATCTGTACTTCAAGCTTTGCCATTTTGCACTGTTTTTAAATATTTTTCTGTTTCTTCTAAAAAAAGTTGTTTCATTTCATCGCTTACGCCTTTTTTTTGCTTATTAACATCTAAAGGCAGGAATTTCTCAATCGTTTTAGGCATCTTTTTAGGGTCTTGATGCGATCCAACCCAAGCACACCAACCAATAAATCTTGTTTTTTCCCATTCTCTGAGTTGTACTCTTTCGTATGCAAAAAGGCGAATTTGAAACTCTGCAAAAGTCATGTTGTAAACATAATCTAATGACTGAATCCCAAGCTCGCCTAATGCAAAACAAATTACGTCTTTTGTGAAATCTATCGCTACATCACTTTTTTTTTATCGTCTGTTTGTGGTACATTTTTAGTCATAGATTCGTTAAATGCTACGCTAAAAGCCAACCACAACTCTCCATTAACGCCACCGTTATTATCAATAGCATCGTCAATAAAAAAAGGATCTATATCAGTAGATAAGCCTTTTCTTTTAAGTGCATAAATGTGTGAATAATACATCATTTTAGGAATAGTTACCAAATCGGGTACTGTACCCAAATCGTTTAGATTCCAGCCAGTACCGTTTAGTAAATCGTTTAAAAACCCTATACCAAAATGAAAATTAATTCCGTTAATTTCCTTCATAATGATTAATTTTTAGGGTCTACTTTGGTAATCGAACCAGAACCATCTAATGTAATACTAAAAGTGCTTAATTCGTCTCCTGTTCCTTGCTCTAAACTTAAATCAGAAAGTAATGCTTCCCCAAAATAAGTCGCACCAGCTACACCTGTTACTAGTTTCCAAGTAACTAATTCTTTTAAGTCTTGCATCTCTAAAAGTGTGTCATGCGATGCTTTAGCGGTATCGCCTCCAACGCTTGTAGTATCCATGTACAATCCTTCTGCTTCTAGCGTGTAACTAGAAATCCCTGCTTGTTTTTTTGTAACGCCTGGAAAACATTTTGTATTGCTTTCGATTACTGATACCGCTGTGGATAAACTATTACTTGTTAAACAAGCGATAGGCTTGTATGCTCCGTCCCATACGTACAAAATACCTACTTCTCCTTTTATTCCCATTGTTGTTTTATTTTAAAGTTAAATTTAATCTCATTATTGACCGATATATTATTTCTGTTGCCGTTGTATCTTCAAAATTCGTAACAAAATCAACGTTTTGTTTGATATTTTCAAAACCTATAATTACCAAATTGTTTAGTAAAACATAGACCTCTTGCTCTATGTCGTTAAGTAAAACCCTGCTACCTGTATTTCCTGCTATTGGAAACTTTACGAATATATCAATAACTAATCCAGTTTCCCAAGAATAATAACATTTATTACCTTTTAAAATGCTTTTATTTTGCGAACTTAACAAAATATATTGTTTTTCGTTACTTGCGCCTGTTACACGAGAATCATAACACTTAACAGTCTTGCCGTTTACCACAATACCGTTAATAGCTGTGTAAACTGCTTTTCTTATTGCTTTATCTGGATTAACTGTTATCATATCTACAAAAATACTACTTTTTCTTTAATAATTTAGTCAAGTTAGCTAGGTAATCTTTTTTTCCTTTTACCCATGATGGATATAAAAAAGGACGTGGCGTAAGTCCTACTCCTAATATTTTTAAAAATATCCATTTTGCATTTTCTTCAGGTATTCCTTTAGCTCTACACCATACTTTAATCGATTCCAAACCCTGTTCAAAAGTACCTGTTCTTTTGCCTTTAAATTGGTTCGCTATCTCTGCAAAATCAGCGGGAACACTTACTTTTAAACCTGTTCCAAACTCCATGTAAACGCCATATTCTTCGTTTACCGTTATTTTGTATTGCGATGTTTTCACTTTGCTATGGCTGATAGACTGTGCCAATTTACCAAAGTTTTTAGGTGCTAATTTCTTAGCATCTCTTTCAACTTGTATGGCTATTGCTTCGGTTTCTAAATCGATTGCTCTCTCTACACCCTTTTGTTCCTTCCTTAGCTCTTTTAAAACGTCATTAATACCGTTAATCTTCATCTGCTGTAGCTGTTATACTTATTTCTCTACGAAGAGCATCTGTATATTTTGGCAATCCTTTTGGGTAGTATTTTACCCCTCTATAAATTATGTAAAATAATTTAGAATCTGAAGCCAATAATTTAGTAGCTCTTATGTTGAACACATAATTAAGCTTAGATACATCATGTCCTTGCGCTGTGTCTTTGAAAACAGATTCTTGTTTTACTTGCGCCCAAAACTCCCTAATAATAGATTCATTACTAGCAACCGCCCCACCGAAGCCATCTGGAACAACGCTAACACTGTATATCTTTATAATCTCGTTGTACTTTCTCGCTTGCATTACAGAAATCGTTTTAAACTATCTAAAGCCATTTTAATACTCTCAGGTATCAAAGTAGTGTTTACCTGTTTTTCGCTTTCGTAATACCATACTTTAAGTATTTGAAGTGCGCACTCAATTAACTCATCAGGAATTAAAGCTAAATCAGTATTACCTACGCCTAAAGTAACAGAAGTAATATTTGGAAACCTTGTAAAAGTAGCATAAGTACAACTAAAAGGTTCTGGGTCTGTTATTATTTGCAAAATAGGATAGTCATAAACGTCTACGTCTGTTGTTCCTGTGTAGGTTTTAGGTCTGTAAAATGTTATAATATTAGTTTTTTTTTCGCAATATGCCAAAGATGCTTTAATCATAGTCTCAATATCAACGTCATCTTCCGTTAGTGTCGGGTCTATTCTTAAAAAATTTTTAGCTCTTTCGAGTGTTATAACATTTAAATAGCTCATTTTTTTTCTTTTTTATTGTCTTTTACATACCCAAAAGCAATCAATTCTTTTGCTTGCTCGTCTTCTAGTTCTATCAAATCGCCAACTAGGTAATTTTTTTGTTCTGTAAGTTTATAGAACTCTTTGATTACTTGATATTTTTTCATTTTGATTTATTTTATAACAAAGATATGATTTTTTTTGTTTTGTATTATAAATATTTTGTATGTTTGTAACCTAATAATGTGTGAAGCTACACAGCCCCTCCAATGAAAAAACTCAAAGACCTTCTTAATCGGAAGGTCTTTTTTATTTTATTAACTTAAATATTGGATATTATGAAACAAAAAATATTCTCATTCGACCCGATAAGTAAAGTATTTATATGGATTTACAACCTTTGTAGTGGTATTTGTACCTATCAATACCCAATAGGTAGTTTATGTTATTTCGTTAATTCTAAAGTGGATTTTCGGTTAAACGATTTGTTTATCTTTAGAGTATAAAAAAACCCCTAATCAATAGGGGCTTTAATTTTTGTTATACTAAGATTATACCGCTGTAAAATCTCCGTAAATTACTGCTGCTGGTTGCTCTACAGCAAAACCAACTTGCGCTTCAATACGTGCTGTAATATTGTTGTTTACAAAGTTAGACCCTTCTGTTTCAGAAAATTCTAAACCTAAACCTTCTGTTACAACTTTTGAAACTCTTGACCAGTCACCAACGTAGTACTTGTTAGCAGGTAACCAAGAAGAAGCCTTCAATACTTGTACTCCTGCAACTCTTAAAACACCACCTTCGTAAGTAACCGCTGCTGCTAAGTCGTCTTTTGCCGTTTTCAAAATTGACAAATAATCAGTTGGCTTAACGATGATTAAATTTGTATCGTTATAGTCTGCATCTTGCAGTTTACCGATTTCGTTAATCAACATCCCTACTTTAGTGTTTGTTGTGATTACCTCAGTTGAAGCCGTTGCTTCTGTTGCTAGAATAGTTTGAAAGGCTGCGTTTTCCGCTTTGTAATAATCTCTTCTTAAAAGTTCTGGAATAGAATTAATAATATAAGTCAAGTTATTACGCATTTTTTTACTATATCTGGTGTAACCAGCAATGAAGTTAGTCGCTACATCAATAGCTTGGAAGTCATAATCTCTTTGTGATTTTGCTGTTCCTTCTGTGTTTGCTCCAATTGCACCTTCGCCTGCTAATTCTCTAGTATAGGTGTAAACTCCTGTATCTGCTGCTCTTGTAGAAACTATATCTTCTATGTTTACCATTTGAGAAGGTAGAGTAACAATATCAAGATTAAAGTTTTTTGGCGTTGAGCCTGTTACATTAGCAGTAGTCATATTTCCAACCGCTTTAACCTGAACATCTGCACCTTTTCTGATATTCTTGATTGAATCTATGTTTTCAGAAATTGCTTTTTTCAAAAGGTCTTTTTCTTCCTCTACTCCTGAACCTTTTTTCTGTAATTTAACATCTAAAGCATCAGCGTGATCCTGTACTTTCTTGATGTCATTTGCAAATTTAAGTTCCAAAGCATCTGTGATTGATTTTGTACTCGCATCAATGCTGTCTTTAAAAGCTGTTTTAAATTCTTCGATTGCGCTTTTTACTTCTAAAGCGGTTTTTCCTTGTAAGTTCGATTCAAGGTTTTTTAACTGCAAAGTTAATTCTTCGTTCATTTTATTTAATTATTAATGAGTTGTTAAATGATTTTAATACGTCAATTATCGGCTGTTCATTTAGAGTATCATTTGATGGCTCTACTTTATCCAGTGATTTTAATAGTTGTTCAATTTGTCTTAACCTCTCGTCAGAGTAGTCTAAATTGTATGATTTTTGTATAAGTTCCATTACCCCGTAATGGTTCTTTATTGATTTTATATCCTGTACAGTACTTAGCTGATTAGCTCCCCAACTCGATAAAAAAGAATATTCCATTAATTTATATTCTTTAATGATACTTTTGTCTTTTTGATCCCTTTGCATTACTCTGTAACCGATAGATAATTCCGCATTTAAGCCGTTTTCGTGCATCAATTTTACATCGGTAAACATATCTTTACCTAATGGCTTATTCATATTGAATTGGCTAGTAGTAAGTAATCCGTAAGAATCCTTTGTGTCTATCATCAAAGGCACACCTACCATCATTTGCGGATTATGATCTTTAAGAACACGAATACGTTTAAAGTTTTCGCTAACCGTTTTGTCAAAGCTTCCTTTAGCCGAAATATCGCCATCCGAATCTTTAAAACCGTACACATTAGCATAAGCAGTAACTACTCCTTTACTGTCGTCTAAATCTTTTAAATCGTATGATAATTGCTTAAAATTCATACTTATATTTTGGTCTGTCATCTTTTTAATATTAAATTACCGTCAATATCTCTTTTTGGCACAAAAGCAATCCCACATCTGCAATTTATCACGTTTCCAGCACTTGCAGGAGTATCCCCCGGGTATTGTAATTTTTCACCATTTACTATAAAAGGCTGGTCAAAATCTACTATCACCCCATCCATTGCTAAATGGTTAAAAGGGCTTTTTCTTGTCCTATCATCGTTTACTGATAACCATTCTTTTTGCAATTCCAAATCACTGTTTTCTGCCGTAGCCATTGCAGCAAAGTTACTTGCGCTGGTTGTTTCTGTTCTTGCTATTCTAAGAGCTTGCCACTTATAAAATGTATTGGCTTTTCGTCCAATTTCAAAAATAACATCTCTTAAATCAATCAAAGACCCTTTACCTTCTAATTGTTCTTTTATAGCTTTTATAACGTCTTCTATAAGTGTTTGTTGTATAGAAACTATTTTTTGTACTCCTTCGCTTGACAAAAATACTAAAATCTTTTCTAATAAGTATCGGTTAAATAATACAGTATCTTCTTTTTTTATTTTTTCAATACTTTTTCTTACTTTATTACCATAATCATAACCAATTACAGTATAAACTTCTAGTAACATTGATTTTACTTTAGCTTCTGTAATATTGGTATTTATTAATGCTTCATACGTTCCAATCGTTACGTTATTACTTGGAATACCTGCTAAGATAGTTTTAATATGTTTTTGCACTATCCTGTAGGTTTTTTTTTCATAGATTCTATGCTGTTTTAACCAATTCATCGTTTAGGGTCGTTTGCTTCTGAAAAGGTCTCGTCAGATAGGTCGTCAATACGTTTCTTTCCGCTATTTACTAAAACTACGTCCATGCCGTCATCGTCTAAGGTTTGATACTTCATTGCTGTTCTAAATTCATTTGGTGTAATTGGCATTTTATCCAACCAATCTACCATTTTAGCCATATCTTTTTGCATCTCAGGTAATTCAGTAATATCAAATTCTAAATAACTGTTTTCGTAACCTTTAAACCTTGATATAAAGTGCTTATTCCATGCTTCCTGTAATAGCACCAAATCAGGTAGAATATTATTAACCACAACTTGCTTTAACACATCACTAATATCTGACCCAGCTAATGCGCCTGTGTTATTTTCGTTTAGCAATCTAGTAGACCAACTCAAAGCGTTACAAATCATTTTCTGATCATAGGCTAAAAAATCAAATGGCTTTAATTCGTCTGTCGTTAGTGATATTCTTTGAAAACCAACCTCACCACTTGCACCAGCTATCTTCCCCATTCTTTCTGGACTGTTATCCATTAAGATCAGCTTTTCTTTCATCGATTGCGCTTGCTCTGAAGTCCATGCTTCATTTTTACCATAAATAAACCCAAAAGCGCCACTATTTTGAAGTGTTTTAATGTTATTATCTATTGCGCTATTTTCGCTGTTTATATTACGTAAAATAGCCCTCATTGGCGACATGCCGTATAAATGCGAACCCTGCAAATCAAAGTTAGGATTAGGGTATTTTACATGGATAACGTCCTCTTCTTTGAATTGGATAAACTGATTACCTTCAATTAGCATATAATAATCAATAGGACTTTCAATACTTAATAAATCCGCCTTAGGTTTTAAAACTATTTGCGTTAAGTGTGATGGCAGCACGTACATTAAAATTGGCGTACCTTTATTTGCACCTTCTTCTGGACTAACCATGTAGAAATAACAGTTTCCTGTTAGTTTCATGTAAGTTTTGTACAGATAAATAATATCCGCCCATGTTTGAAGAGGATTAGGTTGTTCTAGGGGCCAAGACATTTCTTCTGATTCAAAAGCTGTATTCTTGATTAAAGCCAACTTTAAATCTTGCCTAATATCCGTTATTCCTTTGGTTGCGTTTTGAAATGATTTGTATCTGTTAAAAGCTTTTTTATCATTTACTTTCTTGATGCAGTAAGGCACAGCTACCGTTTTAGTCGCCATCTGATTAATGCAAGAATAAACATCTGGATTCTTATTAAATCCCTTTTCTAAATAAGTAGTATTATTAGGGTCGTACTGTGTATAACCACCGCCTATCCAACTAAAACTAGCTTGATTATATTTATTCTCAAAACTGCGTTTTACCGCGTTTACTATGTTTGTCAATATACTCATGTTACAAATATAATATTTTTATTTAAAAGAAAAAGAAATCATTACCTATCAGATTACGTTCTATACCGTAACAAGTTAAGTCAATATGTTCGTCATGCGCTCCGTTTGGGAATATAGCTATTTGGTGTAAAAAAGATTCATTCCAAGCTCCTTTAACTAAAATAACACGGCTACCTTCTATAAAATGGGAACAAGCTCTTGCATTTTCTATTTTGCTCGCATTTACAAAGGTACTTTTTATTTCCGAAATATTTATTTTAGTTTGCTGCCTAATTATCTGAGCAATAGATTTACCACTAGCCTTTGGCTCTACTAACACCAGCTTTACATCTACTCCGCTTGATAAAATATGATTAGGTATAAATTTAATCATATCTGGCATCTCTAAATACTTATCTATACTAGACCATATTACATAATCATTATTCCATTTAGCACCAATTTGAAAACCGCTAGGGTCATTTTTAGTGTCTTTTGTATAAGCACCATCGATAATCAACTCCCATTTTAACATCTCGTGCGGTATCTCAGATTTATCCATTATTCTAAACCAATCTTTGCGCCATTCTCCACCCTCAGCAGGCGATGGCGTTTGCATATATTGACCAGAAAAATTATATCTATTGGCTTGTCTTATTTGCTCTAACTCTTCAAAATTATGCTTTTCTTCCCAAAGTGGTTTATTTTCCTCGTTTAAAGCAGGAAGACATAAATGCGTCCATTCCTCACCAGATCCGCCAGCTAAAAGAAAACCGCTTAGGTCTTCTTCATGTAGTCTTTGCATAATCACGATTATAGGTGTATTTCTATCGTTTACACGGCTTCTAATTGTTCCGTTATACCTTTCGTTTACTGCATTTCTTTTAAGGTCTGAATTTGCATCATCTGGCTTTAATGGATCATCAATTATAATAGCACCCGAAAAACGCGTGCTTTCTGCAACTCCTGCACCAAAACCAGTGATTGCACCACCAGAAGCGGTTGCGTAAACCCCTCCACCTTCTTCATTAAACCACTTCTTTTTACCCTGTGCATCTTTTTTTAAACGCATCGGCCACAAGGATTGAAACGGTTCTGATTCTATATATTCTTTTGTTTGGCTGGAATTATCTAGGGCTAAATCATCCGAATAAGAAAGATGAATAAATTTTGATGCTGGATTTTTAGCTAAACACCAACTAATAAAACACTTTACAGCAAGTTCAGTTTTACCGTAGCGGGGGGGGATGTTTATTACTAATCTTTTTATTTTACCATTAAAAACGTCCATTAAAGTATTAGATATTAAAGAAAAATGAGGTGCAACTATAAAATTGCGCCTGTGATTTTCTTTATAAATATATCTAGTGAAAAATAATAAATCATTCTCACATTTAACTTTAAGTACTTTCTGGTAATTAGTAAGACTGTTCAAGATTATTATTTATTTTCTTTACTTCTTCATCCGTTAAATTAACTGTTTTAATTTCTCCTGAGTGTTCTTGGTGTGTCTGCGACAATCTTCTATGCTCTTCTGGATTTGCTATCAATTTCATTAACCCCATTTGCAAAGTTGCGTTGTCGCTATCGTACCATTTTTTACGCAAAGATACTTTTATAGTTGTTCTGTTTACTTCCAATAATTCTTTTAATTTGTCCAATTCGTCCGAGCCGTCTGGGTAAAATTCATAAAAAGAAGACTTTGAACACGGCAAATAAGCTATGATGTCATCTATGAAAAACAAATTGTTTTCAATAGTAACTTTCTTAGCTTGTTCAAATAGTTTTACTCTATCGTATGCCATTATTTTATTGTTTTATTTAGCAAATACCCAACAGTTACTAAGCTGTTGGGTATAAATCATGGAGGGTTTTTAAAAAGTGGTTATTGCAAAGATACAAAACCAAATCGATACTAAAATACAAAAGGCTATAAAATTTTTCATATTACTCTATATTAATTCTTAATTGATTTTCTGCTTCTTGTTTTGTAATAGTTGGTATCTCGGCAAATTGTCCTTTGAAAAAAACACATACATTTCCTAAAAAAGCATACTGAAAGCACGAAAGCACATTAAAACATAACGGTTCATCGGCTAACTTACAAACATGATTTTCATTCCATTGCTGTTTAATCCACATTCCAGCTTTGTAGCTATTTTCAATTTCTGTTTTAAATAGTGCTTTGACTTTTTCCATGTCTGCTGGTTTGATTTCTCTAGTTAACCAAGTGCTTTCTTTGTAGTATCCTCTATCTTCACAAAATCCAAAACCTTCTACCCGATCGATGGAGTTCCCTATCTTTGTCGGACAAAAAACACAGCCAAAAAAATTCTCATACCACTTACCCACTTCTATTTTAGTAAACAAATCAGGAAACAACTTTTTTACCGTTGTTGTGCCATTATTCAAGGCGTGTATTTGTTCTTTTGATAGGTGGAAAACCTCATCAAGAGGGTTTTCCTCCGCTACATTAGGCTCTAAAACATTTTTGTAATCCACTCCGCAAGCTTCTAAAAATGCTTTTTTGTTGTAGGTTGGGAAGAACATTCTGCCGTACTTAACTATTTCACTAGGGGGTATATTAGAAACTAGATTATTAACTGACATATAATTATTTACCAAAAAACGATCTGTTTCAAAGTCTGTAATATTTTCGTTTTGAATCCCATAAAAATACAATTCTGGTCTAATTTCCTCCCATTGCGCCTTAGTGCAAGGCATACTTACTGCTTTAAATTCCATATTCAATATAGTTTATTTGTTTTATTCTAAAATAGCCCCGTGTTTGATTACAAAATACAATTTGCCTTGTTCTGCACCCCATTCTGGATTACCTTCTCTTATTTCGATTCCTTTGTGTTCTAATTTTAAAAATCTTTCGGTATCGCATAATTTTGGATAACCTAAAGTTATTGTATTGGTTGAGAATTTTTTTTTAAAAGTGATAAAGTAAAATTCAAGTTCTCTTTCGTTTATGCTTTTTTTATTTTTTAAATATTCACATATTTTCTCTGAACTATCGGTGTTTGAGCAGATGTCAAAAAGTCTTTCTATCCAATAAGGAGTTATCTCTATGTAAACTTCGGTTATAACTCCTGCTTTTGTCATTTCAAAACTTTTAGTTTTTAAAGACAAACGTAAAGTTTTTTCAGCTAATGATACCATATTCAATATGATTTATTTTGTTAATTAATGCTTTTAAACGGGTAGGGTTTTCTTTAGAAATCATTAACTTATCTCTTTCTTTTTTTAAATCTGATAGTGTTGGAGGAGGCGTGTATTTTTTCATAACTCACGATATTTTTCTACTTCATCCTTTACTTGTTCTATTCCACTATCTCCGCTATCCATCCATTCAACAGAAGACCAAACATCTCTAAGCCTGTCTATTCTTGTTTGTAATCTAACCTCAAAAGATTGCAACATTAATAAAACACTTTCAGTTTCTCCTGCTGCATCCGTAAAACCTAACTCAACAAGCCTATCGCGCATTTGCTTTAATTCTTCTTTTGCCTCGTGTATGTCATAATGTTCTTTATAACATAAATAATTGTACTTTCCTCCACTCATAATTTTATTAATTTTATTTTTCTTTCTCTAATAACCTTTTAAAAACGTTTCAAAGTACCCCATATACCTACTCCTTCGTGACATACTTGTGTTGCCTCGTTGTGGTCTATTATTTTGTAAATGACTTCCCTTCCTTCTTCTTGGTATATTTCTCCTACTTTCATTTTAATAAAAGTTTGATTTGATTGTTGATTTTATGTACCGCCAAACATAAAGAATGGCGACTATAAGTACAAAGCAGATTAAATTAAAAATAAAAACTATTTCCCAATCTATCCAAAATAACATCAAAGGGCTTACTAAGGTAGCCATGATAAAACCAGCTTGTAAAAGTCCTAATGCTTTGCAAATGTTTTTTTTCATTTTCCAGTTAGTTTAAATCGTTCGACAATTACCTTGATAGCTTCTAAACATTCTGAATAAACGTCCAATGGCACACCACGCTTAACTAACGGCTTGTGTTCGAAAGGCAACTTGTGACGACCGACATTGTCTTTGCTTCCCGAGCCTCTTTTTCGTTTAAACACACTTGGTCTTTTCAATAGACTTTCTATTGTGGGCCAGTTTGTATCTCCATCTTTTACCATTTTCTCTAGTTGGTTAAGATTTTCTTTAGAATCTCCCCAAATTAGAAAACCGTCCACCTCTCTAAAAAAGCATCCCTCTACTTCTGAATTGCAAATAGCTATATTTATTTGTTCTTTTGTGTATTTCATTTTATTTTAATTGTTATCTGGTACAAATATATAATTAATTAATGTATTACGCAAATTAATTTAAGGTTTTTTTTAACTAAAGTGTAAACTAAAGTGTAAACCAATTGTAAACTAAGTTTACACTTTTTAATGGGTTAAAGTATTGATTTACAATAAGTTATGTCAAAAGTGTAAAGTGTAAACCTATTTTTTTTAAATATTTTATTTTTTTTATTTTTATTTTTTTTTATACAGTCATGTATACTTTACACTTTACAGTTTACACTTTTGTCTAATTAATTAAAAATCAGTTATTTACAGATGTGTTTGTAAGATTTTTAGTGTAAAGCTAGGTTTACACTTGGTTTACACTTTCAAATTCTTTTAACCATTTCCCGATAGTTACCCTCGATACATTTAAAATACTAGCCGTTTCGGATTTATTAAATTTTTTGTTTAATTTCCAAATTTCAAAGAGTTTTTCTTTTTCATTTTTGCCCTTATTGGCTGTGATTGTGTTTTTGATCTTAGAAACATCAGCTGAATTAATCTTAATTTTTTTAGCATTAGCCACAAAGTATTTACTTAGTTTTTCGGCTTTTAAAACACTTTCTTTTGAAATCAATAATGTTTCATTACTACCAACTACAAAGTCGTTAAAAACGTGTATTAAACACGCAAAACGCGGTATGTAACTCTTTTGCTTCGGAAACATAGACTTTAAATATTCGTTTTCGTCCTCGTTGTTTTGAATATCTGTAATTTCGTTAAATATTCGCTTCCATTCTGTTTTTGCTCCTTCTGAAAATTTAGCCGTTAAACTATTAATATCCCCGTCTTCGTTCCTTGTAATTAAGCCTTTTATAGCATCATAAAAACAAATTATTATCTCTTTATACAGGATTAGTAAATTTTCGCTTATTTCGTTGTCATTGTAGTATTCAATAGATAAATCAGGGTAACATAGCAGCATCCTATCCATAAACCCATTGTCTTTGTTTTCTTCCGTGTAGAAGTTATTTAAAATAGTTGGTTGTATACCTCCTAATACTGGTATAAACGGCTTTTCAACGAAAGACCCAGCACGTGTTAAACGGTTTAAATTAATAGATTTACCAGACCATGTACTCAGCCAAAATTCTAAATCAGCACCATCCCTGTATTTATTCATGTCTTTAAACCACCCCGCTAATTCATCTTTAAAAACCCCTACTGCGTTATCGTTTTCTTGGTGCAAGTCCACCAAAGCCTCTACGGTTATGTCGTTGGCTATAAACTGGGTTTTACGTGGTTTCTGTATCTCCAGGTGTTCTTCTTTTTCTTTTTTCGTTAGATTATCGTAATAGGTAAACTTTTCACTTTCTTTGATGTAGTTTTTTATTTCTTTAGCATTGATTTTTGTTAAAGGAAAAACTACATTTGAGATACTAGGGGTTTTACCAAGTCCAGCTTTACCAACTACAGAAATCCAAACGGTAAGATTTTCAATCCAGCCTTTTTTAACCTCAACGTTTATGGAATTACCTACACAAGTACTAATCAACCAAAGCATAGAGCAACCCATGTAGTCAATAGAGCTATCAAGTTTTAGATTACACTCTCTCATATAATGCTGTATGTCTTCTGGGAATATTTCTAAAGGAAAAACTAAATCGTTTTCGTTAATTATTGGTTTTTCTTCTTCTTTAACAGATAAGTCAATAGCTTTTTTTAATTCTTTAATTACTGATTTTCTCCTTGATCCAAAACCTTTTTCATACAGACTTTTTGTTGCTTCTGAAAAATCTCCATTATGGTATTTGATGGAGTAGGCATAGAATGGACTTATTAATTTTTCGTTCGGGTAATTTGTACCAGTACTAAATAAATACATACAACCGCTGTCTTTGAAGATATATCCAGAATGAGGGCTTTTTGAACCATGACGTTTTATAATTGTTCTTTTGCTTTGATTCCCTTTTGCTGGAATTGAAAATTCATCGCCTACAATGTCCCAAATGTTAGTTTTATCGTTGTAGTCATCCCAAGGTGTTACTTCACCTTCCGCATACTCTTTTGGTTGTTTTTTAGGAGATTCTGGTGCAACGGTAATATAGTCATACATCCTGGAGAAACTAAACAGAATCTCCCTATCATCGTCTGAAATATAATCTATTTGAAAATAGTTCTTTTTTGACACTTGTTTTTCTGGATAGGCAAAAACATAACCGCCAATCCCTCTAGTTTCAATAACTGCTTCTTTGTGTCCTTTTAATTTAGCTAATTTAGTGTTACCCTGTACTCTTTTGCTCTTGTAAAGAATATGATACCCTGCATTTCGTGTTTTGTATATTACGAATTTCTCTCTAAAGTCAAGGATATTGTCGTCCAAATACCCTAAATATTCCTCCCAAAATTCTTTTTGTTCGTGCGCTGTACTAAAAACTTTCAAATCAATATCGATGACTTCTAAGTCTTCAAAACCCGTAACTATCCCAAAGTTAGCAGTCTTTGCAATTTCAAAAGTTTCTCCGTCCTTTTCGTATGTTTTACCTCCTTGGTATTCGTATTGGTAAACGAATTTTTCTTTATTTATCTTTTCGTTTTGGTAGTTTTTCCAACCAAAATTAGGAACTTTGTTTTCTCCAACCGTAATTATTGAAAAATGCTCTAGGAATTTAAGGGCTTTGTTAGTCTCTAACATTTTGACCTCCTTTCATTTTAGATTGTACATGAAGCAATGCACCAATAAACGAATGTAACTCTTTGGCATTTAGGGCTATTTGTTCCTGCGCTCCTGCTGTCTCAATTTTAATAACTACTTCTTTCTGTTCCTCTTTTACAGAAATACTTTTCAGGCTGTTTCTTTCACTTACTAATTTGTGTTCCATTGGTATAAATTAAATTAAATTAAAAAACCCTATCATTCAGGCTTATTGTGAGACGAGCCATCGTGATAGGATTTCTATAATATTTTCGTTATGTCGTAATACGTCTCACTTTATTACAGTGACAAAGATAACTATTTATTTTGTAATTCAATAGCTTTTTCTAACGCAATTTCAGAACATTTAAGCTGAATTTTTAGTATTATTATACTTCTTTTTGTTCTTGCGATATAGTTAGTTAAAGCTTCTTCTTTAGTTAGGTAGGCAAATCGGCTTTTAGAAGTTTTAGACGTTCTTTTTTCTTTGCCATAAATATTTATGAAGTATGATTTTTCTGTCTCTCGACAAACAATATGCTCCTCGCAAATCAAACGAATGTCTGTGGCATCTTCATCTTGTACGGATTTGATGTATCGGTATAATTTCATATTACTCAGGTTTTTATAATGTATTTTCATATTTTCAAATATTCAATTAATTCTTCTTTTGCCAACGCAGCACATCTCCAGCATACACTCATTCCATCGGGTGCGTTACCGTCTATATCAATAATATTAAACAAAGTATCTTTTTCGTGGTTTTGCGAAACCAACAAGACGACATCGTTAAATTGCTTGTAGTACATTGGTCGGTATTGCTCTTTAGGATTTAAATCCTCGTTCAAAGATTTTAATAGCTTATTTGCTTTTTCGCTTAAATCTACTGGGGCGTTTTTGAACAAATCTAGTTGCATAACACTAGCGTTTTTGCTCTAATCCATGGTAGCTTACCGTATCTTGGAATTGGCTATGCGCTTCTTTCATTCCTTCATCGTATGCCTCTTTTAACTGTTGTTGTTCTTTTTCGAGGTATTCATTAATTACCTCTTTTAATTTCTCAATAGTGATGCTTTTTTGTTGGTACACATCTAAAGATTCCATTAAGTGCTGCAATACGGTTTGTTTTTTCATTTCAGTAAGTACTTTATAGGTTTAGTATCAATATGTTCTTTCGCTAGTTTTTTCGCTTCTTGCTTTAAACGATGTTCATACGCTTGTATGGTTTCGCATTTTTCGGGGGGTTTAGGGTTCTTTTTGTTTATCATTCTAATTCCCCTCCTTTCAGCCAGCCAATATAAGGCGTTATTTTGGCCCAGAACTCCTGTGTTGTGTGCGCTATTATGTAATACCCATCTAAAGCTTCAACCCTGCTTTGAAAATCTTTTTGGTCATCGCTTTGTTTGCCTTTTTCTGCTTTCATTTCTAAAAAAACGCATCTATTATTAACCCCATGGATAATAATATCAGAAACTCCGTTTAACATCCCCATTTTATGTAATAGGTCTAGTGCTTTACTTTTGATACGTGGAGGCAATGGAATAACTATACCATTTGGCACGCTGTGGATTATCAGTCGGGGTTCGTGTTGCTTTAAACAGAATTGATTAGTAAATTCCTTGACTACTGTTTGCTGTATTACCGCTTCTGGTGTGATTTTCATAACTTATACATTTTAGAAATAATTTCCCAATAGTTGTAACCTTCTTCGGTATCTGCCCAATCAAACCATCTTTTCATAGGTTTAATCTGCTGCAAGTTACATGTTATGTACTTTTTTGCTTTCTCCTGTATGTCCTCAGGTAGCTTTTTTAAATTGGTTGATATTGTTTTCATATTTTTTAGTGTTGTTTTAAAATATCTATTAATCGTTTTCTTTCTGAGTGTTTGGATTTTATGTAAACCCAATATTTCAGTTTTTTATATCTGCTAAAAAGCTCGTTATTTTTGCCTATTTTAGAATATGATTTAGTAATTTCAAAGTTTATAAAACTACTCTCTTTCAATCTAATTGATACTGTTAATTCTCCATCAACATAAGGACTCCTAAGATAAATGTCATTATTAGCATCTTGAAAAACAGTAGTTTCTAGGCACAATCCATTGTCAAAATAAATATACAAATCTCTTTTTCTATGGTCTTCCGCACCACCATCGCAACACTTACTGCTTATAAATTTTGATTTCATGGTGTTGTGGTTTTTAGTGTTTGGATTGGTTTGAGTTTTTTAATAATTGGTACAACCTTCCGAGATTAAAAATAACACTAGAAAGAAGTATTAAATCCAATATATCAAAACAAGTATGGGATGTTATTAAATTAGTAATCATAGGCTTCGTATTTTATATTATAAAAATTATATTCAACATTAAATTAAATTAAAAGAAACCGAAGGCATAACACACGCTACAAGCGATTTGGGTATTGGTCTTGACGGGGAAATGGTTTTGTATTTGGGAATTTTGGCTAATCCGAAAAATAACGCTAATTTAGTCCCAAACCGCCTGTAGCGCGGGAACGTTATA